GACTGTTGAGATGGCATTTAGGCCTGATTCTATAAATGGAATACATTATTTAGTTTCTAAAAATTCCGGATCGTTTCCGAACTGGGGAGTTTATTTATCTGGGTCTAACGGGTCGGGTAAGTTATTCTCTTTTTATAATATTAGTTCTACGATTTCATGTTCAGTGTCTTCATCGACTACGTTTGTGACTGGGTCTAATTATTTTGTTGATGCTATTTTTGCACCTGAAGAAAGAAGAACCTATATCAATGTTGATGGAAATTACGAGGTCGTCTCCATAATAGGGAACGGAACAGGATCATTAACAACTACCGGGAGTTTATTTTTAGGAAACTTAACAGTAAGCTCTTCCCAAGCATACTCAGGTTCACTTTTTAGTATAAAAGTCTACTCAACCTTTACTTCAGGATTTACTAATTTTAGATCAGTAGCACCTAGAATAGGAAAACTAACACCCACAAGAGCATCCAATGTTTTAGCTTTAATTATCGGAGGCGGAGGAAGCGGTGGTGGACAGTTAGGAATTGCCGGTGGTGGTGGAGCCGGTGGATTTGTTTTATCAACATTAACATTAAATACAGGTACATATAATGTATTTGTTGGTGATGGCGGAGCACAGCCCCTGAGCAATACCCCATCAAACAATGGACAAACATCTTCTTTAGCTAATATTATAGCATACGGTGGTGGCGGTGGCGGAAGTTATGTTAATTATACAGGTTCTAATGGAGCCTCAGGAGGAGGAGGTGGAGGTTCAAATAACGGGACTACTGTAGCTGCAGGATCTGCAATATACGGTACCCAGGGAAATAACGGAGGTACGGGCGGTACTAGTACAACAGGTGGAGGTGGTGGCGGAGCAGGAGCTCCTGGTCAAAGTTCTGTAGGGTTAGGTAGAAGCGGAAACGGCGGAGCTGGATTACCTTCAGCCATATCTGGAGTTTTAACTTACTACGCCGGTGGTGGTGGCGGTGGTGGATATACTGCTACTGGTAGCGGTGGAATAGGCGGTGGAGCTAATGGATCAGACGGTATTGGAATTGCAGGATCCGCAAATACAGGAGGAGGTGGTGGTGGTAGCAACTACCAAACCAACCCCACAGGAGGAAAAGGAGGTTCTGGCATAGTAGTTATTAGATACCCAGGTGCACCAACTGCAACCGGAGGAACAATAACCTCAGTAGGTGGAGATACAATACATACATTCACAGCAACCGGTTCATCAACCTTTACAGTACTTTAATATTTATACTAAATGGCTTTAACATTAACAAAAACAGGAATAATAAACGGTTCTACCATTCAAGTAGGTCACGTAACACAATCAATAGATGCTTTCAACGGTACGACCGCTTATGATATTACTTTATCCGGTTCTTTAACTTTAACCGGATCAGTAACATCTTATAATGGATTCACAGGATCTTTGAAAGGGGATATCACCGGGGAAGCACAAACTTTAGATACTAGTTTTTACCCCAACGGTACAGGTCCGGTTATTCAAAGTGCAAAAATAATTGCCGGAACCGCTAGATTGAATGGAGGTTCACCTGCTACAATTGCTTTCCCGATAACAGAACTTGCAGCAAAGACTCTAGGATTGGATTGCTTTGTTACAGCAACCCTGTCTGGATCTTCACCTTACACCGGAACAGTAAACGTAGGAACTCTAGCCGGAGGAACTTTATCCTTTACTGGGAACAACGGAAATGGAGATTTATTTCATTTCCATGTAGTTTACTACTAAGCATTTAATTAAAAGCCTACTACTATTTATTAGTATATGGCTAACATCCCAATATACCCTGGTTCATCTTCCTTCTTCCCGGGAGATACTCCTTTTGGGTTTTACGACTATGATTATCAGTTTCAGACAGATGCCGATAAGGTAGCTACGTTCTGTGCAAGACGCCTTGGATACCCTATAGAAAACATAGAATTACAGGATATTAACTTCTATACTGCCTTTGAAGAAGCAGTAACAACCTACGGTAACGAAGTTTATGCCTGGAAGGTAAGACAAGACTACCTTTCAATGGAAGGAGCAGCAACCGGTTCGGTTTTAAATCATACAGTAATACAGCCAAACTTTGCCGGAATCATCAGACTTTCAAGACAGTATGGAGAGGAAGTTGGAGTTGGAGGAACGGTTCCTTATTATACCGGTTCAGTCTACACAACAGCAAATCATCAGTTATACGATCTAAATGCATGGGCACAGGCTTCAGCATCATTATCAGCCGGAGATACAATTGAGATTAAGAGGGTGTTTTATGAAGCACCACCAGCAATTGTACGTTACTTTGATCCTTATGCAGGAACCGGAACCGGAATGATGAATTTATTGGATACCTTTGGTTGGGGTAATTATTCTCCAGCTATTAACTTCCTCTTAATGCCTATCAATTATGATCTTCAGAAGATTCAAGCAATTGAATTTAACGATCAGATTAGAAAGTCACAGTATTCATTTGAGATTATAAACAATAAATTAAGAATCTTCCCTATTCCAACAGTAGAAGGAGGAAAGATATTCTTTGAATATATTAAAAACTCAGAAAGAAACAGTCTAACAGACCCAACCATGAATAACGGCGGGGTTGTTTCCAATGTTTCTAATGTACCTTATACCAATCCAACTTATCTCCAAATCAACTCAATTGGTAGACAGTGGATTTTTGAATACACTTTAGCAATTTGTAAAGAAATGCTAGGATATGTTAGAGGTAAATACACTACTATCCCAATCCCAGGAGCAGAGATTACTCTAAACTCCGGAGACTTAGTAGCAGCAGCAACTGCTGAAAAGAGTTTCCTAGTAGAAAAACTAAGAGGGCATCTGGAGGATACTTCAAGAGACAAACTTTTAGAAAGAAGAGCAGCAGAGGCAGACTACAAACAAAAAGAACTTAACCTAGTTCCACAATTAATCTTTATAGGATAATGAAATTAGTGAATATATTAAATGAAATTCAGTTTTATATGTACCAGACTCTGGTGTATGTGGAATTTGATGATTCAACCAATATTACGGATGTCGCTCAATTGATTAGGAGCGTAAGATACGTAACAGTTGTAAATAATAAAACCGATAAAGAGGATTTAGAACCTAGAGGCTTGCTCGAAATTAAGGTAGTAACAACCAAACCAGGAACTGAAACCTTTGAATTGATAAGAGCAGAAGCTCTAAAACTTATACCTGAATTAAAAAAATTCAAATATAGCACAAAACAATTGCATAAAATAAAGGATCTGTAATGGCATTATACGGCGAGGCAAGGGATATTAGTATGTTTAGACACGTCAACCGCGAGTTGATGCGTAATATCATTTCCCAGCAGGTTGTTTTTTACAAATGTAACCTTACAGAGACTACAGTTAATATTTACGGAGAGACAGCAGGAGGAAGAATTTACGATGAACCTTTATTGCTTTACTCTTTAATTGAAAGAGGAGACCAATCAGCACCTATTCAAGATGATTTAGTAGGATTCAACTGGCCGGTTAATTTTAGATTCTTAAGAGATGACTTAGTAGAAGCTAATACGGTTCCGGAGATCGGAGACATTATAATGTGGCAGGATGCTTATTGGGAGATTGATAATGAAAATATAAGTCAGTTATATGTTGGTAAAGATCCAGACTATCCTTATAATGATTCTACAGGAACAAATCCTTTAGAGACAGACCTAAGTGCCTTTGGTTATAATGTATCAGTAATCTGTACAGCCCATTACGTACCGGCAGATAGAATAGGAATCGACAAACAGAGATTATAATGGCAAGAGGAAGAAAACCAATACCAAAAACTCAGAAAGAGATTAGTAACTCTCTTGTGACTCCTTTTGATCAAAGGCAGGGAAATCCTAATAACGCCGAACCAGCAAAAGATAATAGAGCATTACAGACTTCCTGGAAAGGAGATACTACAAAGCCATTCACTGTAGGACTCCAGGATATTGATGAAGCAATTTTCTACTACTTTGAGAATATAATAAAACCAGTTGTAACTCAGAACGGAGAAAGACTAACTGTTCCTGTACTATATGCATCACCGGAAAAATGGAAATCATACCAAAAGGACGGTTACTTAAGAGACTTAAAAGGCTCCTTAATGGCTCCTTTAATTATTTTTAAGAGAGAAAGCATAGATAAGAATAGAGCAATAGCAAATAAATTAGATGCTAATAATCCTCACAATTATGCAATCACTCCTAAAAGATACTCAGCAGGTAAAGCCTATTCAAACTTTGATGTTTTAAATAATAGAAAACCTGCTAATGAATATTACGCAGTAGTAGTTCCGGATTACATTACAGCAACCTACACTTTTGTAATTTTTACTTATTATGTAGAACAATTAAATAAAGTAGTAGAGGCAATTCAATACGCTTCTGATTCTTACTGGGGAAATCCTGAAAGATTTAAATTCAGAGCAATGATTGATTCTTTCGGATTCCAGACACAGTTAAATGAGACCAGTGAAAGAATAGTTAGGAGTACTTTTACCGTTAAATTAAATGGGTACTTAATACCGGAGACAGTACAGAAAAGCACAACTGCTATCAATAAATACTTTGGTAAAGCAAGACTTGATTTTACTCTAGAGGGAGTAGATTCTGCAGGAGGACCAGGAACAGGAGCACCTGTACTATTTACACAACAACCTCAACCAGACCCAGCAGTAGTAGGAACTCCAGGAGTTAAATCAGGAACAACACCAACCACATTCTCAGATATACCTGCTCCAATCCCGGTAACAGCACCAACTGCATCAATACCTCCTACACCACCACCAACTGGTAGTCTTTATGATGTAGATTATGAAGCAGTATTGACTTATGCAACTACTCATTT